GCTGGCATTTCACATAGCGATGGACTCCAATATGGCATTCATTCCGAAGAAGCAATGGGCAATCGAGTTGCCGAGCAACAAAACATTACCGCTTCAAGCAAAAACAATGCAAAGATGTTTATTCACCCCGAAATCCAAGCAAAGACCTATTGGAGAAACATTCAGGGTGCAGCCGATCACTACTTCCACAACGGACCGCCTAAAGAAGCAATTGAGGATTTCAAACGCCTTCATGGATGGGATGAAGAAACCACCCGACGCATTTACAGGGAGGCTGCTGAAATGGAGGGTAAAGGCGTAAAACGCAAGTTCGCCACCACCGTTATGAATCATGAAATGAATGATGGCACACCTCCTTCATGGGCAACAGAAGCAGGGGCGGTTCTTCCATCTGGCATGGGCGTTCCATCTCCTGTTGATGAGAAGCCACCAGAAGAAAAGCCTCCGTCAATGTTTGACTTCCCTTCGCCAACTGGTCAGCCAAGCGGAATGCAAGGAACGGTTGCACCAAAGACTCCTATTCAAGAGGCAACAGAACAACCGCTTCCATATCCCATTCGCCCCGATCCGCCTGAGCCTGATAGGAACGCACATACCCAAAGTGCTGCCCCTGTTCCTGTGGCGAGTCCTCCACCCCCTCCACCACAGATGCAACCTCGACCTCCACAACCGCCAGCGTCAATTCCAATTCCACAAAACCGCCCTCAACCCCCTATGCAACCCCTAAACGCTTATCCCTCAACCGCACCTGCCGTTCAAAATACGGGACGTGGATTTTTGGATAATTTAATGACGAGGCTCGGTTATGCCTACGAATCGTTGTTTCCTTCATTCGGCAAAGCCGACATGTCCAATGAAGAGGCTTTGACTGAAATGCTTGAAAATGTTCAGTTGGAAATCGCAAAGAAAGAAGTGGTGCAAACCATCTTCACAAAGTCCTCTCAGTCCATCAGTTCTGTTGCTGATGTTTCTATGATTGCCAACAAAATGAGTCGCCCCAATTCCGATATTGTTTCAATTTATCATAGTCGTGGCGATTGGGAAAATGTAGCAAAGACGTTTGGAATGACGCACAAAGAAGTTCAAATGGTGAAGGTGATTTTTAATGAATGATGATTTAATTTTAAGAGCAAGGTTGCATCAAGCGGGTTATTCGGAAGAAGAAATCCTAAAACGAACTGGTGGAGTCTTTGGAGATGATCGTTTTACTTTGGGTGGCGCAGGGGCGGCTTCACAAAAGTTCACCGATAGGCTCTTTGGTGGAAAAAGGAGATTGGCAAACCGTTTAGGTCAAAATCCGCAAACCTTTGCAGATAACCAAAATGCCGCAATTCGAGGTCAAAAACAAATGGATCAAACCGCAGCCTATCAAGAACAGATGGGGCAAAAAGGATTTGAAACGGTTGTTGAAACTCCAAAGGGAATGACCGAACCAAGCATCAAAACAACCGCAGCAGTTCCAGGTGAAAAGAAAAGGGTTTCATTGCAGAATGCGATGGGCAAATACGGCTTGACAAGCGACGGGGGCGTAAGTGAAGCGGCAGCACAACAACAACCACAACCAGATGGCTCAAACACAGGAACGTCAGCAGTTCCCGATAAAACAACTACAACCGTTGAGAATGGACCTGATGGGCAACCAAACCAAGTCAATACTGAAACGGTCATGAATGCAAATGCCGAAGCACCAGCAACAGGCGGAGGCGACATCAATACTGAAACAGGCGGAGGTGCGCCCGATCCAAACGCTGGTGCTGCACAACAACCTGCACAACAACCTGCACAACAACAACAACCCGCTACTGGCGGGGGCGGGGGCGGTGTCAATCCCAACGTGCGAAACATGGCTCAACAGTTCCAAGCAGGACAGGATATGCAAGCCATTCAGCAAGGAAAAGGTGCGGATAAGCAATCATGGTTGAAGAACCGTTCAGGCATGGGTAAATTGATGGACATTGCGACTTTTGGTGCAACTTCTCGACTTGGTAGCACAGGCGGTGCTGCACGTTCCAAAGCAAATCAACAATCCCAACAACAGACGAAAAATTACCAAGCAGCCAACCAACGTATGAATCAACGTGCAATGGGAATGAACCCAACGATGGTTGCTACATCGCTTGATTCTCAACTGTCGGCATATTCGGACATCATCGCTATTCGCAAGGGTATTCAAGAACGCAACACAACTTACAACCTCCGAAGGTGATTCTATGGAAGAAAGGGACGAGGCGTTGGATTTCATTTACAAAGGTTGGCGTGATGGTCGCCAACAACGAAGGAACGTTATGAACCAACGTGGTTCAGATCGTATCGCTGCACGTAGGGCAATGATGGAACGTATCGGTTCATCTCAATTGCCAAGACAAAGACGTTCACCTCCCCCTCAACGAAACGAGGTGGCATCCACCCCTCCTTCTTCAACACCAGAACAAACATCGTCCACCTCCGTTGGCAACTTTACAGACGACATCGCAACTCCTGATGATGAATCAACTCCACAAAATGAAGCAGCACCAGCACCCGTTCAAGATACGGTTTCATCCCCTCCAATAAGGGATAATTCACCTGTTCCTCTTGAAACGGCAATGGCAAACTTAGATGTGGCAATGGGGGGAACAGGTGCGACTCGAAGCACATACGATCCTACAAAGCCAAAACCAACCCAAGCAAATGTTCAAGCAAGCCCCGATGAAGCATTTTCACGCCCTGCTGAACAACCCGTTGAGCAACCAGTTGAACAACAAAAACCCAATCTCAGCGAATCATTTGACATTTTAGAGGGGAAAGTTCCTTACAACGTGTATGGAGAACGTGTTCCTGAACCCCCAAAGCCAAAAGGAATGAAAGAAACACCTTACAAAGCCCCTTATCAACGTCCAAAGGATAGTCGAACAAACATCTCGGAATACGGAGAACCGCCAAAAAGACCCTATGAAAAACCTGAGATGCCTTTCATGAAGCCATCTGTTGAAGGCTACAAAAAGACACCAATTACCCGACTCAAGCCCGATGGTGGATCGGGAGAAGCCGTTCCAGAAAAAACGGCTACATTGACACCTGTTAAGCGATTGAAACCTGTTGAGCAGCAACACAAAGAATCGTTTGAAACTGCATACGACCAAATGATGAGCGATGAAAATAGAGCCATTAGCGGTGCAATAAATCAAGGCATCAATGAGGGATATAGCGAAGCAAACAAATTGGCACGAACTTATGGGCGTGAGGATGAAGCAACTCAGGCTGAAATACCCGATGAGATAGATTTCAAACAACCTTCCGAACCATCAAAAGAGGAAAGAGCCGAAGAAATGTTCAACCGTGTTCAAAATCGAAAATCGGAAAGATTGGGTGAGAAACCTGAATATGAAACTGATGATTCAAAACTTACTGAAAAAGATAAAAAGGCGATGGCTGCTTTTGAAAAGGTTCAAGAACGGAAAAAGAAGAGAAAAGCGAAGGCGAAAGAAACTCCAAAGCCAGATAAAAAAGTGTCCCAAGCAGCAAAGGAAACAATCAAGCCAGCAAAACAGAAGGCAACTGAGAAGGGCAAAGCAAATGTGAAGGGGCGAGCAGATTCCTTAGCAGCATTTGGAATGGGTTTCAATGACGATCAGCCCAAAGAGTGAGGCGATCTAAATGTCGGAGGCGATGAATCAACTTGCAGCACAGGTTGATTTTGAAATGGGGCGAAAGGACTTCAAATACTTCTTCGAAGAGATTTGTGGCAAGTTTGATGAGAAGTTCCCCTGGATTCTCACCAAGTTTCATCAGGAATGGTTTGACCTGTCCGAAGGCAATAGCAAAACCTGTATCATTGCCAGTCGTGATCACGGCAAGTCCGTGTTTTATCGTGTGTATCTCCTATGGAAAATGGCTTACAATCCAGGCACAGAAGTTCTGTTCTTTTCACACAGTCAGCATCAGTCCATTGAACACATGGGCAAAATGAATGAACTCATTGAAGCCATCCCTGCACTACAACATCTCAAACCAAAGCGAGGATGGGCGAAGCAGAAGTTCAAGTTCACCAACAAATCATCCATCTCGGCTATGTCCGTTGGCAAAGCGGTTCGTGGGGCGCACCCTCAAATCGTAGTGCTTGACGATATTCTGTCAAGTGAAGCCCAAACGCAACTCAAGCATATTTCATCATGGTTTTACACCGCACTTCTTCCCGTTCTTCACCACACCGCCCAACTGTGCATTGTTGGGACTCCGTTTTCATATACCGATCTTTACGCTGAACTCAAGAAGTTGAAGTCCTATGCGGTTCGTGAATATCCCGCCATCAATGAGCAAACAGGTGAACCGTTGTTCCCTGAACGTTGGTCTTTGGACGCATTGAACAACCGTCGAAACGACATGACATCAATTGCATTTACACGTGAATACCTGTGCAAACCAATTGCCAGCGAAGCGAGTCTGTTCCCTGAAGAGGTGTTGAATAAGGTCAAGGATGATGAATTGGCTTTGTCCTATTATCCTCATGATGGGGAATCCTACAACTATTACATCGGTTGGGATCCTGCAATCTCAGCAGATCGGAGAGCCGACTATACGTGCATGATGGTTGTTGCCGTTGATGAAAACAAAAACAAACACATTATCCACACACACCATGAGAAGGGGATGGACTTCTCATCACAAATTGACAAAATCATTGAACTTAACGCCAGATTCAATCCTGTTATCATTGAACTTGAAACAAACAACTTCGCATTGGCATTTAATCAAGTGCTAAACGAAATCAGCGATTTGCCGATAAAACCCTTCAATATGAGCCGAATGAAGAAAGAGGCTTTAATTCATACCCTCCAACTGCAATTTGAACAGGGCAAGTTGTCAATACCCTACAAAGACGAAGGAGGGACACGGAGATTGATGAATAATTTATTGACTGAACTCTCCACGTTCACCATGTTGGACAACGGACGCATGGAGAGTTTGGGCGGTCATGACGACATGGTTATGGCACTTGCATTGAGCATTCAAGCGACCAAAGAATATCGAGATAGCATCGTGATTTTGGATGCCGAAGTTTGGCAAAACAGGTTAGGGTGGGCAAATGTTTGAAGGTCGGATTGAAGGCGTATTTGGCATTGAATCGCCAGAAGATGTCCTAAAGTTGCTTGATGAGAAGTTGATCTCACAGGAAATCAAGAACAATCAACAGGAAGCAAAGTTGCTTCAAGAAAAGAAGAAAGCAGCATCAAAGCAACCAAAGGAAGGGTCAGGGAGTCCACGTGAGGAAGCAGCGATTGAAGGATTTGATTCATCAAACATGGGCGGGGGAGATAAGCAACCAGGTGTTGAACTGGACACAGGGAACGCACCATTGCCCATGACCAAAACATGGTTTGTTGATAGTTTCGGTATGCAAGGGAATGAAATCATGGATTTGCTCGTTAAATCTGGACGAGATGAATTGATTGAGGTTATTCAGCCATTGATTGTTCAAGAGCGAATGGCTTTGTTGAAATCCTTTCCATCAGTTTCACCCGATCTTGTTCACACCTTGCCATTCACCGATTTTGATTGGGAGATGTTGCAGAAGAACAATGATTAGCTGGCAATACCGTTTCGAAGGTTTGTCAAGAGTTGGAATGACGGCAATGAAGAATCGTATGAGATATGGTCAAACCGCATTTCAAAGACTGAACGCCTTAGCCTCAATGAACGCAAGGTGTTGGAAAAAACGCAAGAGGTTCTTGACAAAAATGGAAGCATGAACACCCAAGCCCTACAATCACATGGCGTTCCCGAAAGCACCACCAAAATTGCGATGCTGATAAAATCACACGGATTCCTCTATGACATTCAATCGTTGGGTTCTGGTTCAAAGAACAATGATCGTGGATTGTTTTACGGTTTGAAAAAGCATGACATTTTCGTAAAAGATGCAGGGGCATTGATTGGCGACCTTTATGAAATGGGCGGTGAAATTGAAATCAGTCCACGTGGAACTCCACGCCTAATCCTCCCCTTCAACTCAAAGGTATGCAAGGAATATGCTCATGCTCTCAACACCGAAATGGGTGTGCGAGGAATTATAGCCGAAGGCAACGGGCTGGTGATTGAGGGGGAAACCTCAGTCGTCAAGGCGATTGATGCCTCTTTGCCTCATTTGAAGGAAAAGAAGGGCGAGGTGAACATTTTGAAGAAAGCACTTGAGGATGATGAAGAAGCCATCATGTGTTTGACTTATGCTCATTCAAAACCACAAAAGCAAGTTCGCTTATTGAAGTCGTGGAACATGTCGCTCGAAGCATTTGAAGAGATGAAGGAGGTCGTAGCAAATGGCTGATAAAGAGAGGATGGAACGTCTGTTCTCCGCTATTGGCGTTGATATGGAAAGGCACACAACGCCTATGCCAACAATGCCATTGTTTCAATCTGGCATTCAAGAGCCTCCTTTGTTGCAGGGAATCACCATCCCCGCATTATACGCTGCAACATTTGAATGCGTAGTTCTCCGATCCATCCTCAACCATCTTGCCGTTGAAACATTCCGTAAAGGGTATGGATGGAAGCCAAAGTTTGTTGTTAAGTGCAGGGAATGTGATGAAGAATATCATCAAGAGGTTGATTCGTGCAAATCCTGTGGTGGAGAAGTTCGCAAAGCCGACAAAGGACAAATCGAATATGCTCAAGCATTGCTTGAGAGCAAAAACGGGATGATGCAGAACTTCGTTGAAATCATGAAAGAAATTGAAATGGACTTAAACATCGTTGATGATGCTTATATTATCCTCACAAAAGAATACTTTGTGGATCCTGATACAAAGAAAATCATGTTTTACCGTGTCAAGGAGATTACACGTGCCGACCCCATTTTCATGCGTATGCTTGCCGATAAGCGAGGTGTGCGAGGTGGGAGTCAATACACCAGCCTCGTTGATCGGACGTTCCGCACCAGCGACCCAAAGGATAAATGCCCAACAACAGGTATGCCAGTTGTTCCTATTCACTACATGAACCTTGCAGGTGTTGGCAAAGGACAGGTCTATACCGAAGGCGAAGTTATTCATCTCAGCAAGTGGTCGCCTGGTAAATTGTATGGACGCAGCCCTGTTGCGACGATGTGGCGACAGGTCAATACCCTCATTGCGATGGATAACTACGTTTATTCAGCGTATCAAAAGAAGCGTATGCCACGTGGCGTGATGGTCATTAAATCGTCCAACATGGAAACCGTTGAGCGAACTGCACGAAACATTCAGGAACACCTTGAGCGTGATCCGTCCTACATTCCAACTATCGGTGTTGAAACCGAATCTGGGCGTGGCGGTCTTGAATATGTGCGAATGATGGACACCCTCGAAGAACTGCAATATATCCCAATCAAGGACGACATTCGCCAGCGTATCGCTGCATTCTTTGGCGTGTCCAACGTATTCATGAATGATGTTTCAGGCGGTGGACTCAACAACGAGGGTATGCAAATTGTTGTGAGCAATCGAGCCGTTGCCTATGCCCAATCCATTTACAACCGCATTCTGTTCCCTCAAATTGTTGAAGCGTTTGAAGTGAGCGAATGGGAACTGATTCTCAACCCGCATGAGGAAGAGGATGAAATCATGCAACTCCGACGTGATGAGATGGCGATTCGCAACATGATCCAAATGAAACAGGCAGGATATGATGCGAGCCTACGTGATGGCATAGACGATAAAATCCTTCACTTTGACTTCAAGCAACCCGATCCGCAGGAGGTTGCTGCCGCCCAAGCCGCCCAACAACAGGCGCAACAAGGTGGCGGTGGCGGTCAAGCACCAGTTCAAAAGACAGATGAATTACTTGACGACCCAGAAATGATGTTCAAGCGAACCAACTTTGATGCAAGCAGGGGGTCTGTTCCATTTACAGATTCCCTCGCTACAACTGCTGGAACAGGTATTCCTCCTTTGAGAACCATTAGCGAAAACACCAGGAATAGTGCGGGGTCAAGCCCCGATAGGGTTCGAAGAGTTGATGGTGCGCCCACAGGGGCAACTGTCAATACCGATAAGCGAGATGATAAATCCCCTCAAGAGAAAGCCATTGACCACCAAATCAAGCAAATGGAAAAACGCAAAGGATTAGACGGTTCGAAGGGGAATAGTCAATAAATAGAAGGTTATGCGAAAGGTGAGCGAGATGTTTGACATTATCGAGAAGATGGATCCGATGGCACGAAGGGCTTTAGCAGCAATTGAAGGAGTTCAAAAGGCAATCAAAGCAAATGATACCGACGGCATCAGCGCAGGAATCATGGCTGCTGAGAACGCTTTGGCTATGTTGAAATCCGATCTTGACCTACATGACCAACTCAAAAAGGCAATGTCAAAAACCAATCCCGCAGACCAATTCATGGGCGTTATTCCTCAATATGATAACA